TTAGTCTGAGATTGCATTTATAAACATATCATTTAATAAATTAGCAGTATTATTTTTCATATCTTCCATAACATGAGTATAAGTATCTAGTGTTTCAGTAATACTTTTATGCCCTAGTCTTTCAGATACAACTTTTATATTTTCACCTTTAAATATCAACAAAGTAGCGTGAGTATGTCTAAGGCCATGAAAACTAAGTTGGGGTAATTGCATATAATTATCCATCTTATTTTTAGATTTTTTATAATCTGCCAATGATAATTTATATCTTGATATTTCTTTAGTAAAATTCATTGATAAATTACGGGGATTACACATAAGACCTTCACGACTTAGTACTACAAAATCAGTATCAAGTGCATTATCTTTAATAGATTTTAAATAATTGACTAATATTTCAGGTAATGCAATTTTTCTATAGCTTGTCTTTGTTTTCAATTTATCTGAAAGGAATAAGGTTTTAGTTGTTTTATCAATTACAGCTTGTTTTCTAATCATAAAATAGCTATTATCTAAATCTACATCACACCAACGTAAACCACATAATTCACCGATTCGTAAACCTGTAAAGATTTCAATTAATATTGGCGTATTTAAATAATTATCTTTTATAACATTTAAGAAAAAATCAACTTCAGATTTGTTCCAAAATGAAACTTTACTTTTTTCAATAGGAACTCTATCAATATCAACAGGAACCAGATATATTAATTTATTTTTTTGTGCATATCTAAGGCAATTACTTAGAGTTTCTAATATCTTTTTAGCACTTGAAGGTTTAGCACCCTCATTAATAAGACTATTATAAAACTCTTGAACGACTATATTGGTAATTTTATTTATTTTATAGTGCCCTAACTTTGGTATTATGTGCGTATTAATTCGAGCTTTATAATTACTTACAGTATTAATTGAGATAGTATTAATTTTGAATTCATTAAACCATTTAGTGATAAAATCTTTTAATAATATATTGCTTTCAGAGGTAGGAACATACCCCTTATGCTTTTTGGATACAATTTCAGTTGCCCATTTTTCAGCATCCTTTTTAGTTTTAAAACCTTGTTTTTTTGTTCTGTTTTGTTTACCGTCTTCGTATCCAAGACTTACACTAACGCTCCAATTATATTTAGAGATTTGTTTATATGTTGCCATTTGTTCACCCGCTTTTTTAAATTTCATCTTGGTTAAAAGTTTAGTTAATAATTCTGAAAACAAAATAATTATTGATTAATAATTCTGTTGGCAAAACTATTATACAAAAATAATTTGCTTTTGTAAACGGAAATATTGAGAATTTGCTAACGGAAGTAAAGATATTTAAAGAAAATCAAATTTAAATACATCTATAAGAGTAATACGAGGTTTTTATTAAATATAATAAGTTGCTATTATATCAATATAGATTAATAAATTAAAGAAATTGGGAGGAAAAAAATGAATTCAACAAATGACAAAACAATTTTTAAAATAAAAGAGATTTCAGCAAAATATAATATTCCGGTTACTAGATTAACTCTAGCAGTAAGACAAGGCAAATTAAAGGCCGTGAAGTCGGGAAAAGAATATCTAATTACATTGAATGAAGTACATAGGTATTTAGGTATTGAAACAACTAGCGAAAGTCTAGAGAAGGAATTATATATTAGAGAGCTAGAAAGTAGAATTAAAAATTATGAAATTCAATTAATGGCAATAAAAAATTGCATTGGAATGATAGATAAAGTAGTTACGTGCTAATAAATTATAAAATAATTGTAAGTGTAAAATGTTATACTTACAGTTTTTTTTTATTGAAAATATTTGATAAGCCTCATAATGTGTAGAATTTATTCAGTGAATGAAAAATATTATATTTGGAAACGGAATAGTGTGATATCAACAAAATATGCTATAATTAACTAAAAGATAATAGTAATTTGATGATTTAGTCAATTATCGCAATAATGAGTGATTGACTTTGTGTAAAATATTACAAATCTTAATAAGATTAAAGTTTTTATAGGAGATAATTATGTCAAAAATTACAAATATTTCTCACCCAGTAATACAATCTTATATTGAAGATTTTATATTGGAAAATGAGATTTCTAAAAGTGAAGCAAAAGATCAACATACAATATTCGAGCAGTTTATAAATGATTTAATACTTTCAGTTTATTCAAATGATCCTAGTGTTACATATCAGGATATGGAGACTGGAACAGCATTTGGCATCGATGGGATAGCAATTTTTGTGGCAGATAGAGTTGTAACAAGCATTGAAGATGTTGATACAGTAATTAATGGACTTAAAAAATTTGAAGTAAGTTTTATTTTTACTCAAGCAAAAACTTCTGACAGTTTTGATCGCACGGAAATTGGAGACTTTTTAGCTGCTATTAGGAGATTCTTTAACTTTTCAAAATGCGAGATTCCAGAAGTTTTTAATCAATGGGAAGTGACTAAATATATCTACTCAAAAAGTTCTAGATTTAAAAAGTCACCTAGCCTAAATATGAAGTATGTCAGCCTATCTTCAAAGGAAATAGACTTAAAAGATATTCATTTATCATCTACAGTAAGGATGGGGGTTACAGATCTCAATGAAATGAGTCTTTTTAGTGAAGTAAAAAACCCAGAGTGTCTAGGAATAAAAGAAATAATGATGCTACATGAAAAAGTTACTTCTGGTTTAGAAGTTTGTGTGACTTTATCAAAACAACCTGTTCCTTATCCAAAAGATACCCATAATAAAATTAAAAATGGATATTATGGGTTAATAAAACTTGAAGAGTTTGTGAAACTATTGACAGATGACATTAATGGAGATAAAGTCCTTAGAAAAGGTATTTTTAACGATAATATAAGATATTACTTAGGTTCTTCTGAAAAACTCGAAGTTAATTCAAGTATGAAGAATCAATTGCTTGGTAAAGAGGACTATTTATTCGGGTTGTTAAATAATGGAGTTACAATAATTGCAGATTCTGTTGCGATAAATTCTGAGGAGCTAACGCTTACAAACTATCAAATTGTTAATGGTTGTCAGACCAGTAATGTAATATTTGAATGTTTAGATATCATTTCTGGTTCAAATGACATTTATTTACCTATAAGGTTGATTGCTACTGAAGATGAGGACACAAAGCATTCAATTATAAAAGCAACAAACAGTCAAACACCACTTAAGCCAGAGCAATTAGTTGCTTTATCTGCAATTCAAAAAGCTTTGGAACAATATTACTCTACAAAGTCCAAGGACAATAAATATCCACTGTATTACGAAAGAAGAACAGAACAATATAGAGACGAAAATATTCCTAAAGCTAAGATAATTAACATACCATTTCAAATTAAAGCAACATCTGCATTGTTCTTTGATATGCCACATGAAGTCTCGGGTCAATATGGTAAAGTTGAAAAACAAACTCGAGGGTTGATATTTGAGGATTCTCATATAGCATTTCTTAACTCTTACTATGTAAGTGGTCTGGCATGGTATAAGGTAGAAAGATTTGTTCAAAATCAAGAGGAAGGCAAGAAATTTAGACGTGCAAGGTGGCATATAATAATGCTTTTAAAATATTTATGTTGTCCTAATGATAAAATTAATTTGGCAATAGACAAAAGATCTGAATCTAACAGTAAGCTTATTGAAGCTGTTCTTTTAGATGATAATAAAACGAGTGAAATACTAAAAAAAGCGGTTGAAATTATAGAAAAAAGCCTTAGTCAGAAAGGTGATATAGATGCAATCCTTTCAGATAGGAAAACTTTTGAAAGAAAAGATACTACAACAATTATTTTGGATTACATTAAAAACAACAATGAATAGGGTAGAGATTTTAGTATTAACTATGATAAGCTTATAGTTTTCGTAACGCCTTATTTGGTTGTGACATAAAGTTGCAATTCCAATTTGTAGAGTTACTCATTTAATATCTAAAAATTTAATAGTAAATTAGAATATAGTATTCATAACCCCAAATAGATTCACGATATTTTTTAGTTGTAATACTATGAAATTCTAAAAAAAATGATGAAGTAAAGGGCACTCTTTTGAGTGCCTTTTATTTCATCATAATTTAAAAAAATTTCTAAGGTATAGTCTTCTTATTAACATTATCCACAGAGTTACGCTTTTAGTAACACTATTTTTGTGGAGTGTTACGCTTTTAGTAATAGAGAGGTACGATTTTAGTAATACTAGAGTTACTAATTGAGTAATAGAGTGTTACGCTTTTCGATACTATATATATATTACATATATTTATTATTTATATTTATTATTAAAAACAGCGTTATCAGTTTAGTTTTATAGTAATAATAGTTTAAGACAAGTTAGTAAAAATATTTTAAGTGTACTATTGACGTGCATAGACGTCTATAGTATATTTGATATATAAGATGAATGGAAGGAGGTAAATGAATGGCACTCGAGCGATTTACTTGCAGACTAGAGCCTGAAGTGTATGACACTTTATATCGTATGAAAAATGAAAGTATGATTGATGCTAGTAAGATAACAAATAAAGCGGTTAAAGAATATTTAATTGCCAATGGTTACGAAATACGATTAAATACAGAGGAAGAAAACGAGATTATATTTAAGGATGTAAGGAACAAGAAACAAAGGAAGTAAAGGGGGAAGGATAGTGATTAAAGATTTACTAAAGACAATGCTGAATATAAATAATGATACCAATCTAAAACCAAGCGAAAAGATACTACTAAGTAGCTTAATATTATATCATAGTCATACAGATGGATATTCTTATCCGAACTATGAGCATTTAATGATTACATTATCAACTAATAGAAAAGCAACTGTTTCAGATACTTTAAAGGCATTGGAAGAAAAAAAGTATATCACTATCAAAAAAGGCAGAGGGAATAAAAATTTATATTTTATACATAAATATTTATTCTATGTTGGCGAAGAAACAAAGAAAAAGGAGAAACCAACAGAAGAACTGAAAGAATTACCAGTTGATAGCAACGGTAAAAAACCCCTTGAAAATCAAATACATGTAGATGAAGTGATCCAAGAAGATTCAGAGGATAAAAAAGTAATTCAAATTACTAATTATACAGGGTTTAACAAAAGGCAATCTAAAGAGCTATTAAAAGATAGTGGAAATGATGCTGCAAAAATTATAAAAGCGTTTGACCATATGAAAAGCCAAAATAATATTAAAGATGAATTCAAGTATACAAGATGGGCCATAAAAAATGAGAAGAAAATACAAATTGAATTCAAAAACCCGTATAAAAAGGATCGGGAAGTTTCAAAATTCAATAATTTTGAGCCTAGAGAGTATGATTATGATTCATTAGAAAAAGCTTTGTTAGGATTGGAAGAATCAAAAAACTTGTATGAGTATATGAAATAAAAATAAAAGGCAGCAACTTTCGTTACCACCGATCTCGCAAATTGATTGTAACATAAAGTTAAAAGCCTTGTAAACAAGGGCGTTATAATTAAATAATTGATTAATAAAAGAAATTATAGATCATATTTATTCAATCGAATATATATCATTGAATAAATTAATTATTGAAGGTAATACTTTCAATAGTTGGAGGTATTGTCATAGATGGTAGAAGTTATATTATTAAGTACATTAATGGGAATATGTTTATTATACTTATTGTTTGTGTTGTTAATATATGTATATATTTAAAGAATATTTTAAATTAATCAGAATAAGGAAGTTGAATTATAGTAGTAAAATATCCTCCTATTTTGGGGGGGGGTTATCGTCCATCTTGAACAACAGTAGTGATGCAAATAAGAGCCAAAGCGAATAATAAGATGCCTATTATCGCAAGAAAAATTAAAAAATATTTTGTTCTTTTTTCATCCCTATAGGTATAATCGTTTGTTTGGAAAAGGGGGCGGAATATCACAAGTAGTAGTGTTTCCACTGATTCTCCCACTGTTTTGGGATCTGCAATATATTGTTTTGTACCTTCATGCTTAAATTTAACTAATTTAATTTTGTTAGATCCAAGATTACTAATTTTTTGAAGTTTGAAAACGACCCGCCCTGAAAGTACAGACATAATAATCATACCCAAGAATACACCAGCAGCAAACAAAATAATATCTTCAAAATGTACTACAAATGCAAACCCATATTTACCACCAAGCCATTCTTCGAAGTCTAGAAACCAGTTTTCCATGTAATCACTCCTTATTAAATAAGTTGTTTGCGATTTCATATAATTGTGTGGCGAATTTATCCTTTTCTTCAGGCGTTAATTTAGGATCAATGGAAAGCTGTGTAATTAAACCTTTTAAAGAGGGCATATTTTTTAATTGTTCGTTTGTTGGAGGGATGATTTTATCATAAAGTTTGAACAATTCCGAAGGATCAACATTATAGAATTCAGCCAAGTTAAATAAAACAGCATCCGAAGGGCAGTTTATACCGCGTTCAAGCATTGATAAATAATTTCCGCTTATATGTACTTTCTTTGCTACTTTGAAAACCGATAAATTGGTTTCATTCCTTATTTCTCTTAACCTGTTGCCAGCATCTATCCATTTGCTTTCCATGTTTATTCTCCTTTTTGTCATTAGTTATAGTATATCTAAAATATAGCATTTTATATGAAAATATCATAAGGGAATATATGAATATATAAGAATAAATTACATAAGGTATTTTGCAATAATACTGTATTTTTTTTTTAAGCTACATGTTACAATTGAGCCATAAATCTAATAAAAAAAGTGGTAAGAATTCGCTACCACTTTTATTTAAGTCTATTATATCTAATTGTACTTATACCCATTGCAATTGCGGACATTAAGAGTTTCTTTTCGTCTTTCGTAATTTGTCTATCGTCCAATATAGGATTTTCAATATAATCAATTATGTTAATTATATCCATCAGGTTATCTGTTTCAAAACTTACTGTTTCAGTATTGCCCATTAAATCATTGACAGTAACACCAAGGGCAGTAGCAATTTTTTCTAAAGTATCTCCTTTTAATGTTTTTCTTTTACCGCTTTCTATTTCACTTATAGTTGCACCACCAACGCTAGCACGTTTAGCCAATTCATAAGCAGAAAGATTTTTTAAAACTCTAATTTTTTTTATATTTTCGCCTATTATACTAATATCGCTCAATCTTATATCCCCCCAGTTGTCAATTTGTAATAGTAATATTCTTTTGGTTTCATGCTTCCGTTAACAATAGTATAACATATATAATATGTGATTCAAGATGTATTTATATATAAAATCCGGCAACTCAGATATAGTAAAGGGTTAAGAGGAAAAGTATAGTTTGAAAAGAAGTAAATAGAAGAAATGCTTTTTCTGTATGCGGAAAATAATTTTAAAACTTACTTCCATTTACGGAATTAAAAAGAGGAAATCAAAGTGTTGTTAAGTTAAACTATAATTTTCAGTAAAATTCGGATGTTGAGCCGTATACTAATGTCACGTATACTAATGTCATGGCATTCCACTAACAGAAAAAATCAAATATGAGAGGTAATTATGAAAATTAAATTTATATTAAACTTAAAGACTAATAAAATTAAAATTGAAAAATTGGACAATCAAGAAGGCAAAAGAGATGGAAGCATCGATAAAGTATAACAAAAAGGGCCAGATGGAATATAATACAGAATTCCATGCCAGGCAGCATGAAAAATGGACATGGGAAGAGGATCTATATTTAATGGAATATTATAAAATTGATGGACTCATAATGATGAGTTATGCACTTGAAAAAAAGGAATCTACAGTATATGGGCGAGTATGGTATTTGAGAAGTTTGGGTTTTGAATTCTAATGGCCCATGAGATCAAATATAATAAACGCGGCCGCATGGAATACAATCCAGATTTTCACGCAAGACAGGACCAGCCATGGACCAAAGATGATGATGATTATTTGATGTATTTTTATAAATATGATGGCCTAAAAATGCTAAGTTACGCACTAGAGAAAACAGAAACCGCCATATGCACTAGATACCATAAATTAAAGGTAAGGGGATATAAAAGTAAATGGCTAAAATAAAATTATTTCCACATCAGCTAAAAGCCTTAGAAATGACAAGGGGCATGAATAAAGCCGCCTATTATTTAGATATGGGCCTTGGCAAAACCTTTGTTGCTACTGAAAAAGCTGAAGAATTGGGAACAAACATTATTTTAGTGGTATGCCAGAAATCAAAATTGGAAGATTGGGAAGATCATTTCAATGAATTTTATCCAAAATATGAAACAATCATATACAAAAAGCAGCTGCAAGAGATCCAGCCGAACACAGTAATAATTATAAATTATGATCTGGTTTGGAGAAGGGATGAATTTAAAAAACTAAAAGGATTCACTTTGATATTAGATGAAAGCAGCTATATCAAAAACGAGAGCAGCAATAGAACTAAATTTATCTTAAAGATGAAGGCTAAAAACATAATATTGCTATCTGGAACACCAACAGGGGGAAAGTATGAGGAACTTTTCAGCCAGATCAAATTGTTAGGCTGGAAGATCACAAAAGAAGCATATTGGAACAATTATATAAAATTCTTTTTGATGAATTTAGGAGGATTCAAAAAGAAAAAAGTAACAGGATATAAGAATGTAGACCATTTGAAACAGATGTTGCGGCAGTATGGGGCAGTATTTATGAAAACAGAAGAAGTTATTGAACTGCCTGAAGTGATCCCATATGAAATTAAAGTTAAAAACATTCCGCAGTATAAAAAATTTAAAAAAGATAGATTAATTGAAATCGAAGAAAATGAATTAGTTGGTGATACATCACTAACAAAGCTATTGTATTTGCGGCAGATTGCAGCAATGTATAACAAAAACAAATATGAGAAGGTCATAGAGCTTTTGGAATCAACAGAGGATCGAATGATTATATTTTACAATTTTAAATATGAATGCCAGAAGCTCCAAGAGATCTGCAAAAAATTAAAGAAGCCTATATCTATAGTAAATGGAGAGCAAAGAGATCTTAAGAACTACGAGCAGCATGATAATACAATAACATTGATCCAATACCAGGCGGGAGCAATGGGCCTTAATTTGCAGAAAGCAAACAAGATCATTTATTTTAGCTTAACATTCAGCAGCGAACTTTTTGAACAAAGTAAAAAGCGTACCCACCGCATGGGGCAGCAAAGATCATGCTTTTATTATTATCTAATTACTGAAAAGAGTAATGAAGAAGATATTTTTGAAACGCTCAAACAAAGAAAAGATTATACAGACAAGCTTTTTGAGGGGGAAATATAAGTGACATTAGGAGAAAAAATAAGATCCGCAAGAGTAAAAGAGTCTTTGTCACAAAGGGAACTTGGGCAAAGGGTGAATTTGAGTGATAGTGCAATATGTAGATATGAAAATAACAATAGAAAGCCGAAAGGCGAGGTATTAAAAGCCTTACGTAATATATTAGATATTGAAATTTAACAAGAGCCAGCATGAAGGGCGGTGAATATAGGGGGAGTATGTATGAACATTGGAAACGCTATCAAAGTATATAGAGACAAACAAGGGTTAACCCAGGAAGATCTGGCAATGAAACTTAATAAAAGCACTAGGACAATACAAAGGTATGAAAGCGGCCAGACAATGCCAAGCATGAAGGTTATAGACAAAATATTCAATATAAAAGTTGAATACATCTTAACAAATGAATTATTAGAGAAAAGGGGTATTTAATTATGGGATATGTAATGTCATACGATCCAGCAAAAAATGAATATGTAATTAAGCCAGCAAATGCAATGAAAAGCATAGATAAAAGCAAAATAGGCGAAGAAGTAAGAGAATATAAGCAAAATATTTGGGTAGGCAGGTCAAGAGAATCTTTAAAAGAATATACGATCCAACACCAGGCAGAACAGATCGCGAAACATATGAAGGCCATTGAGAGAATACAAAAAAGAACAATATCAGAAGTAAAGCAGCAATATAACCATGCCTAGTGAAAAAGAGTTTGAAAAGAAAGTTAAAAAGTTTCTGGATAGTTTGGCCCCTGAAGTTTGGTATTTTAAACATTGGGCGGGCGCTTATTCAAAAAGTGGAATCCCTGATATTGTTGGGTGTATTTCAGGCCATTTCATGGGGATCGAATTAAAAAAAGAAGGTGGAACACCATCACCACTACAAATAAGAAATATCGAGTTGATAAAAGCAGCCAAAGGATATGGGTATATATTATATCCCAAAGATTTTGAAGCCTTTAAGGAAGATGTAAAGGCAATTGTAAAGGAGAGCAAAGAAAATGACAAATGATGAAATATTACAAATATTGAAAGACAGAGAAACAGAGCTTGAACATGAGGTGAACCATTATAAAGTAATGAAATCTTTTGAAGGTGATGAAAAGCAGCAAATGAGATTTAGTTTATTACATGCAGAAAGTAAAGTCTCATTAAGACTATGTAAAAAAACTATAGCAAAATTTGAAGATCTTAATGATCTAGCAAATGACATAGAAAAAGAATTAAATGGTGAATATCCTGACCTAGACAAGCTTTTAACAATGTTTGTAAACTTAAAAAGGGGCCTAAGAGATTTTCAATAGCTTTTGTTATGCCCTTATATATAACTAAATAGATCAAATAAATAGGAATTTAAAGGGGATGAAAAATTGATTGTTTATTGCAAAGCTAGTGAATGCAGCTTTAATAACAATGGAGAATGCCAGAAAAAATCAATTTTAATGAAAGATGTCGAAGAAAAAGAAAATATAAAATTCAAAGATAATGACTTTATGATATGCGTATCTTTTGAATGGAGAAAGTAGGAATAAAACAAATGGCAGAAGAAAAAAACAAACTGAATGTAGTTGCGAAGCTGCAAAAGGTGAGGGCAGATTTGCAAGGGGTAGAGTTGAGGAAAACTGGAAGGAATACATATTCTAAATATGATTATTTTGAACTAAAAGACTTTTTACCAGATGTTGCAAAGCTATGTAATAAACATGGGGTTAACCCAGTTTTCAATATGACTAAAGATGTTGCAACACTTTTAATATATGATTGCGAGGATATAGAAAGATTTATAAGCTTTGATATGCCAGTTGCAATATCAGAATTAAAAGGATGCAATGCGATTCAAAATATAGGTGGAGCTTTGACATATGCGAAAAGATATTTATATATGAATGCCTTTGAAATTGCGGAGAATGACACAACCGAAACCGAAGGGGAAGAAGAAGGGGCGCGTGATCCTATAAGTAACATTCAGGTAAAAGTAATTGAAAACTTAATAAAGGAAACGAATACAGATAAAATGAACTTTTGTGCCTGGGCCAAAGTAAAGGACATAAAAGAGATTGAAAATAGAGATCTAGCATATTGCATGAAGATGCTAAATGAAAAGAAAGAGAAGATCCAGCAAGAAAAGAGCGGAGGGAAAAAGGGTGAATAAATCTATACTTATAGGAAGATTAACTAATGATGCTAATTTAAGTTATGTCGGAGAAAAACAGACCGCAAAAGCTACTTTTAATATAGCGGTTAATGATGGTTATGGAGAAAATGCAAAAGCCTATTATATACCTATTGTAGTTTGGGGCAAAAGTGCTGAAAGTGTAGCGAACTACACCAGAAAAGGTTCTAAAGTTGGTATAGCTGGGAAGATTGTCACCAGATCATATGACGATTCCCAAGGGATAAAAAAATATATAACCGAAGTTGTGGCAGATCCAGTTAATGGGGTTGAGTTCTTAGAAAATAAGAATAGCAGCAGCAATGAAAATACAAAACTTAACGCAGACATAACACCAGTTGACAACGGAGATATGCCATTTTAATTGATTATAAAGGAGAAGATAACAAATGATTATTGATGTAAATGCCGAAATAGATTTTCACAATATAGATAGGGGAGATATTTTAATGATGGCCAATGGAGCGGTTTGGCTGGTTGTACATGATGATATTTACTTCAGGGGCGTTGATTTAACTAATAGCAGAGTAGAAGATTATGAGAATAACTTCCCAACCCCATATGGATTATGTCTCCATTTAGAAGCAACCGAAGAATGCAAAATAATCAAACATATCGCAAGTAACGATCTTTTATTAACAATAGCGGAGTAGTAGCAATGAAGTTGATACAAATGATTATACTAGAATTTTTAATTGATATAGGTTTGTTATGGACCATGAAAGCCATAAGGGATATTATATGGAGCTTATTGGACTATAAAATACCAATCAATATATATACCATAATTATTGCTATAGCTTTAGCAGCATTAATAAATTTTAAAATTACTAAATGGGAATAGGCGGGAGGTTCAAGATGTATAGTGAGATACAAATGAATAAAGATCTATTAATAAAAGCTATTTGTAGATTCGGACAAGCAGCACAAAAGATAAGAGCAGCACAAGCAGCAGCGGGATTAAGTGAAGCACTTTTGAAAGATGTTTCTGGCGAACCGCACAATATAGAAGAAGGAATTGCAGAACTTGAAATAAGGGTTGCCGAGTTGCGATTGATCTACAGCCAAGCCACTATAGATGGGTTTATTGAAGCGAAGATTGAAAGGTTGAAAAGGCAAATAGATAAAGATGGATTCAGGTATTAAATACAGTGAAAAAGATCTGTATTCCCTGAAGGTTAAATATAATGAGCTATTAGAAAGGAACAAAAAAGCTGAAGTATTTTTCAAGACTAATAGTGTCAGCGAGTGTATAAAATATCTGGATCTTTTCAATGATGTTACCAAGCAATTAAGCGGAATAATATTCTTTATAGAATTTTTATCTGGTGAGGAATTGAGTTACGAACAAAAGATAAATGGATTTAACGAGGTGAGGGAATGAAAGAAATAAGTGATATTAATTTACATGAAACAATTGAAACTGAATTAGGTAATAGATTTAATAGGCAAGGTTATATAAACTGCCCTTTTCATTCAGATCATACGCCTTCATTATCGGTTAAATTCTTCCCTGATAAAAATAAGTATAGATATAAATGTTTTGCTTGTGGAGCTTCAGGGGATGCGATCGACTTCATGCAAAATTATAGAAATGTGGATTATAAAACCGCGAGAGAACTTTTAGGAATACAAGGCGAAAAAACTGAAATAGAATTACGCTTTGATAAAATAATAAGCCGCATTGATTGGGATGTTAAAAACAGTGAATACAAACTAGGATATAAACTTTTAGGAGTATTTGAATTTGTTAACGAACAAAATGAAATTATTTATTATAAAGCTAAGTTCTTAAAACCAGATGGCAAAAAAGTAAGTTCTTATTACCGATTTATGGGCGATAAGATAATTAATAATAGGGAAGGAATAATTGACGTTCCTTACAATCTTTACAATGTACTACAGGGCATTAAGAATGGGAAAACAATAATATTTGTTGAAGGGGAAAAGGATGCAAATACAATTAATAAATTCCTTAAAAGAAAAAATTATGTGGCCACATCAATAAAAGGGTGCAAGGACCTTTCAAAGATCAAAGAGCAAAGGATCAAAGCAGTTTATGTTATTGGAGATACTGGCCAAGCTGGTGAAATTTATGTTGAAAAAATAAGAATTGAGTTTCAGGAGATCAGCGACAGTTTTAAAATAATTAAGCTGCCAGATCTTAGAGCTTTAGGCAATAACAAAGATGTTACCGATTGGATCGAAGCGGGCCACAACCTAGAGGATCTATTCGCAGCATTTAACAGGGCATCAAACCTCAATAACAAATATGACTTTTATTGTGAACATGGCAAAACATACATAAACATAATTAAAAATGAGGAAGTAAAGAAAATTCCAGTAAGTAATTTTAAGGTTATAGATGGAAAGATCCTTCATTATGTTGAAGATGATGCCGAAGGGGTGAAGATCACCTTCAGGAGTGCAAATGGTAAGACAATCGAAAAGAGTGGTTTTAGCACCGTTTTTGATGATGTAAGGTCTTTTAAGAATTTCATGGGCAGTATGGATCTAACTTTTTATGGCAGCATGGCCATATTGAATGATTATAAAGCTTGGATTAATAACAATTATTTAGTTGATACAGAAGAAATATATTCAGGTGATAGGTTCATTGAGTTAAAAGATGAATTATCATTTGTGACAGGAGTGGGCGCAATGAAAAAAGATAATAAAATAGATGTTTCTATATATGCGGAGGATAGCAAAATTAACATAATGGATATTGAGCCTATAAAGGCAGATAGTTTGAAGGGCCTGAAAGATGCCTTGCTTGGGTATTTATCTTTTGATAAAGCAGCAGCCATTTTAGGCACAATAGTTAATAATTTAGCAGTATATCAGAATATTAAGACAGGGCGAAAGCTGCATCACTTATTAATCGTTGGAGAGTCTGGATCTGGGAAAAGTACAATTCTTGAAAAAGTTATAGCACCTATTTTGAATTATCCAGAAGATAACAAAAAAACTATGGGAAGTTCAAGTTTTGCAATGCTAAAAGATCTATGCACTGGCAATTATCCAGCCTTGTATGATGAATTTAAACCATCAATGATGAATAAGAACAAATTAAATGAAATATCCCAAACCCTAAGAGATCTTTATGATCGTGGGATAAGAGAAAAGGGAAACAAGCTGCAAAAGCTTTATAAATATGAGTATCAAAGGCCAATAATAATGGCTGGTGAAGAATCATACCCAAACGCTGAAAAGGCCCTTGTGACTAGATCATGTATAGTCTATGTTTCAAAGGCAGCCAGAACAAATGAAAATACCGAAGCTATTAGATATTTAATGGCCCACGAAAAGGAATTAAATTCACTAGGAAGATCAATTATAGCAGCAATTTTGGACCTATCAAGCGAAGAATATGAACAAATGCAGCAAGTCGCAGCAGCCAAGTTCACAGATCTAAAGGACAGGCCGCAAAGCACCGCTTGTAATATATCAGTTGGAATTGAGATATTTAATAAGGTTTTAATTAAAAATGGCATTGATCCTATTATTGATTATGTGGACCAGATCACAGAATTAATTAAAGCTGAAGTATTAGGGAATAAAGATGATGCCTATTCAATAGTAGAACAGATGTTATCACTATTTGATGAAATGGCGGGCCTTGGAAAGGTCCCATATATTGAGGGAATGATAAGGCATGAAGGGGAGTTCTTATATATGTATACAACAGAACTTGTTGCAAAGGTTATGGAGTATGCGAACAACTCAAATGCGGTGGATATAACACCAATTAAAGTAAATGATTTTAAGAAACAAGCCAGATTGTCAGGTTATATTGTTCAAGATCCTGAAGAATTGAAAGGCTATGAGGAAGGCCAAAAAGAGCCAGCATATAATAAAACTTTTAAGATCCAAAAGAAATCAATAAGAATGGATAGATATAGCATAAAGAAATTAACTGAATTAGGTTTATTGGTTATTCCTAACGTTGATTCTTTTGAAGGTACTGAAAGTCAGGAAAGGGCAAAATTAACGCTAGTGCCTAACGAGCCAAAAAACGTGGATGATATTGGCAGTTGGCTATAAATAAAAGGTTGCAAAAAATAAGCAAGGTTACACAAATTTTTAAGTGTGTAACCCAACTTGTAACCGCAAAGAATAAGGCTATTGCTTGCATTAAGCACTATATATATATATAAGTTACAGAAGTTACAGAAAAAACAATATATATATATATAAAGAAATATAGTAAATAAGCTTATTTTTATAAAAGTAGAGTGTATATATATTTTTGTGTAACCAACTAGAGTGAATATAGCTTGAAGCATTGATATAACTTAAATCCAGCGGTTACAATTTTAAAAAGTGAATTTGTAACCAGATAAACGATAGACAAAAGGAGTAATTAAATAATGGATCACCTATTTAAGAAAACGGAAAGAGCCTTGTATGAATATAAGAATATAGATCTAAGAATCAAAAGCATAGATATTTATATAGAAAGATTAAGTAATGATGTTGCAGTTGCTGGGGTATCATATGAAGAAAAGACAGGACCTACCAACGCTTTTAATTCATCAGTTGAAAATGAAGTGATCCGAAGGGATGAACATATAAGCGAAGAATTAAAAAGGCTGAAGCAATCAAAGCAAGATCTTATTATATTGCAGCAGCTCATAAACAATGGGATTGAATCATTGAAGGAAGAAGAATTAAAGATAGTTGAATTAAGATACTTTCAAAAGGGAAGGAAAAAGACCTGGATAGAGATTGGAATGAGCTTGGGCATGGATAAAGATAATTGCTGCAAAGCTAAGAATAAAATAGTAAATCATTTAGCAGCGTACATATATCCCAATGAATCAATTTCACACCAGTTTTTCACCAATATTTAAACAGTTTTTCGCCAATAATTCACCAATAAGCCAACAGTTTTCCATGGAGAAATGATGTTATTATTGTATTATAGCAAAAGGCAATGAGCTTGGAAGATAGCTCAACATAAGCATCTAAGGTTTGCATATTTTTATTTTCATTTATTATGCACCTCCTTTCAGATATAGAGTTAATAAATTTTTTGGTTTACGGTTTACATTAAGCCTTAGATGTTTATGTTGGGTTATCACGTTTGCTGAATCTAAACAAATGATAAGAGGACTATGAAAAAGAATAGAAAGATAAATTGATAAAACTATTTAAAGTTAGATCTTAACAAAAATATATTGAGGCACAATATATAAACAAAATAATAAGGTATCATCAACTAACTTTATGCAGCAGCATCAGTTAATTAAGTAGTATTCACATAGCCATTAAGTAATGATTGAGGATAGAATGAAGCAAGTAAATAAGTTTTATAAAGATCCTAAGTGGATAGCCAAGAGATCAAGGATATTGAAGCGTGACGAATATCGGTGCAAAGAATGTTTAAGGTATGGTAGGAGTGTCGCAGCAGCTACAGTACACCACGTAATTCCTTTGGATCAAAGGCCAGATTTAAAATTTAATAGTGATAACTTAATAAGTTTGTGCAACAAGTGCCACGATAAGATGCATGATCGTACAAACAATAAACTAACAAAGTTAGGGGAACAATGGATCAAAAGAATGAAGGCAAAAAATAAATTTCAATGAAGTCCATCAAAGAAAATTATTTTTTAATAAAATTATTCAATTGCTTTCAGATTGATTAGATCCCCCTTACTTTGTTTTTTTTATTTTATTGAGTAAGGAACCGAGGGAGATAACCTTTTCCAATAGATCGACTACCGAAAAACTTTTTTTAGGAGGTGAGAGGATGCCAGAAAATAAAGCAGCAATGATGGCCCAAGTGGTGGAAGATATGAAAGTTTTAGGAGTATACAAAAAGCAATATAGCAGCCTTATAGGCATATATGTTGATCTTAATATTCAATATGAAGTTGCATTAAAGGAATTTGAAGATAGCGGCTATCAATATGAAACAGAAACCGCAGCGGGCGGGACCAAAAAGTCTGCAATTGTGGCAACGCTTGAATCACTAAGAAAAGATATTCTTGCATATTCTGATAGACTTTGTTTAAATCCAAAAGCCTTGGGATCTGTTACACCTGAAGGAAATAACAAGTCAAAACTTGCAGCGGTACTCCAGGAGCTACAATGATCCAATATACAAATTATGAAATAGTAATGGAATATGCCAGCAGCATTGTTGAAAAAAGAAAGATAGCTTGTAAAGAACAAATACAAGCTTGTAACAGATTTTTAAATGATTTAAAAAATCCAGCTTATGAATTCAATCCAAAAGATGCAGAATTTGTAATCGGAATAATAGAAAAAACCTTTGTTCATGCACAAGGAGAGAGATTGGATGGCACACCTTTAAGGGGTTCGCCATTTTTATTAGAACCATTTCATAAATTCCAGGTGTATAACTTATTAGGTTTTTATCATAAAGGTACTAAGATAAGGCGCTTCAAAGAAGCGTTTATTTTTATACCTAGAAAGAATATTAAGACTTCATTTGCAGCAGCGTTGGCGTGGGCCTTGGGCCTACTAGAGCGAAAAAGTGGTAGTAAGGTATATATTACCGCAGCAGCTTTGAAGCAATCCCTTGAAAGTTTCAATTTTATTAATTTCAATCTTGAAGCTATGGGAGAAAAGCAAAACTTCAGAGTGATTGACAATAATCAGGAACATTCAATACAAGGGGATCTTGGGGATGGCGGCATATTTATTCAAGCACTTGCAGCAAACCCAGATCGTCAGGATAGTTTGAATTGTAATATTGCGATCGCGGATGAAATACACGCTTATAAAACACCGAAGCAATACAACATCATAAAGGAAGCTATGAAGGCATATACAAATAAGTTAATGATAGGCATAACGACCGCTGGTGACAATATGAATTCTTTTTGTTACCAGCGGTTAATGTATTGCAAAAAGGTACTTGATGGAACTGTAAAGGATGAAGCGTATTTTATTTTCATTTGTAAAGCGGATGAAGATGAAACAGGCGAGGTTGATTATACTAACCCGATCCAGCATGAAAAAGCAAACCCAGCATATGGGGTAAGCATCAGGCCAGATGATATTTTAAATGATGCGTTGCAAGCTCAAAACGATCCGCAGCAGCGAAAAGATTTTCTAGCAAAGTCAATGAACATTTATACAAGTGCTATGAAAGCTTATTTCAATTTAGATGAGTTTAGAAATTCGGACAATAAGTATGAATGGACTTTAAAACAACTTGCAAAGCTGCCTATCACTTGGTATGGTGGGGCCGATTTATCCAAGTTGCATGATTTAACTGCCACCGCTTTATATGGAGAATACCAGGGCATTGATATTATTATTCCCCACGCCTGGTTCCCAATTGTTGCAGCTCACAAAAAAGCGGATGAAGATGGAATCCCACTTTTTGGCTGGAAGGATGATGGCTGGCTGGATATGTGTAATAATCCAGTTGTTAATTATGCTGATATTGTAAATTGGTTTGTAAAAATGCGAAAGATGGGATTTAAGATAAAACAAGTTGGCCATGATAGAAAATTTTGTAGAGAGTATTTTGTAGGAATGAAGAAAGCTGGTTTTAATATCATAGATCAGCCGCAGTATTTTTATAAAAAGTCTGAAGGGTTTAGAAGGATCGAAGCAAAGGCAAAGGAAGGAAAATTGTATTATCTTCATGCCGATCCGTTTGAGTATTGTTTGCAAAATGTAAGAGCAATCGAAAAAACAGACGATATGATTCAGTATGAAAAAGTTATGCCAGAGCAGCGGATCGATGTCTTTGACGCGGCGGTTTTCGCTTGTGTCAGAAAATTAGAAGATATTGAAAAATCAAATTCCGCATCAACTTGGTTGAAAGGGTAAGGGGGTGAGAGATTGGCAAAAAGTAATAAAAAGAAAATGAATAGGAGATCCGAAGGGGATGCAATAAGCTGGTTTTTATCTAATGATTCAGAATCTTTGAGCGTTCCAGGCTATACAAGGTTATCAGATAATCCAGAGGTCCGAATGGCTGCCCACAAGATCGCGGATCTTATTTCTAGTATGACAATTCATTTAATGCAAAATACAGATAATGGGGATATAAGAGTAAAAAATGCTTTATCCAGAAAGATTGATATAAACCCTTATTCATTAATGACAAGAAAAACATGGGTTTATAACATTGTTCATTCAATGCTATTGGCAGGCAATGGAAATAGTGTTGTATATCCAAAAGTGGATAATGGTCTAATATCTGAATTGATTCCCTTAAGACCTTCAGGTGTTTCGTTTCAAGATACACCAGCAGCCTATCAGATAAGTTATGGATCTAATATTTATGATTATGATGAAGTATTGCATTTTATTGTAAATCCAGATCCAGAAAGGCCCTATTTGGGCCAGGGGTACAAGGTTGTATTAAAAGATATTGTTATGAACTTGAAGCAAGCTGCAAAGACTAAAAATTCTTTTATGAGTGATAAGTGGAAACCATCATTAATAATTGCAGTTGATGCAATGACAGAAGAACTAGCAAGCGAAGCGGGAAGGGATGCAATATTAAACAAATATATTGATGAAACAGGGGGCGGGAAACCTTGGGTTATTCCAGCTGACTTGGTAAAGATAGATCAAGTAAAGCCATTGAGCTTAAATGATCTGGCCTTAAATGATGCAATTCAATTAGATAAAAAAACGGTGGCGGGTATTTTCGGAGTACCAGCCTTTTTTTTGGGCGTAGGTGCGTACAACAAAGAAGAATATAACAACTTCATTAATGCAACGATCCTACCAATGGCCAAGGGAATTGAACAAGAGTTAACAAGGAAACTTTTATATAGTCCAGATCTATATTTTAAATTCAATGCGCGGAGTCTTTATTCATACGATATGAGCGAACTGGCAGCGGTTGGCGGTGATATGTATGTTAGAGGTTTAATGCTTGGAAATGAGGTTAGGGATTGGCTGGGAATGTCACCATTGGAAGGACTTGACGAAAGAGTGATCCTTGAAAACTATATTCCAGCTGGAATGATAGGGGATCAAAAGAAATTGCAAGGAGGTGATAAGTAATTGAGCAGAATTGAAAGACAAACAAGGAGCATGAGCATAGCGCTTGAAACCAGAGATAACGCTGATAGTAATGAAATGTATATTGAAGGTTATTTTATTGTCTTTAATCAGCCAACAGAGTTATGGCTGGGAGCATATGAAGAAATAGCACCAACCGCACTTAATAACACTTTGTCAAATGATATAAGAGCTTTGATAAACCATGATACGCGCCTTGTATTGGGCCGAAACAAGTCAGGTACTTTGGAATTAAAAGTAGATTCGAGGGGCCTATGGGGAAGGATCAGGATTAATCCAAACGATTCTGAAGCGGTCAATGTGTATGAGCGTGTGAAGCGTGGTGATGTAAGCCAATGCAGCTTTGGTTTTAATATCATATCTGAAGAAACAGAGTGGCGGGATGATGGAAGTGTCAAATGGACCATTACTGAAGTGGATCTCCATGAAGTGAGTGTCGTTACGTTCCCAGCTTATGAAGAAACAGGGGTACAAGCTAGGCAAAAAAGCGTTGAAGCTTATAGAGAAAAACAGATTTTACAAAAGAAAAATAATTTAAAGGTGAGGTTGAAAAATTATGGCATTAAAGAAGCTAATAACAGCTAAAAAGATAGAACAAAGGAAAGCTAGTCTAGCTGAATTGCAGCAAAGAGAAGCAGAATTAAACACAAGGGCCGCAGAGCTTGAAGCAGCAGTTGAAGAAGCCAAAACGGATGAAGAAATTGCGCTGGTTGAAGAAAATATATCTCAATTAGATACAGATAAAGCGAGTCTTGAAGGTGAAAAAACAACTTTGGAAACTGAAATTGCAGATCTTGAAGGGGAGCTTGAAAAGCTAAATGCAAAAGATCCAGTAAATGATCCAGCACCAGCAGCAGATCCAACACCAGCACCAGCAGCACCAGAAGCAATTGAAAGAAATAAAAACCTAGGGGGAGAACAAGGGATGCAATCAAAGAGAATGAACACAAGAAGTCAAATAGTGGACAGATTAAACAGGGAAGAAGTTAGAAGCTTTTATGCTAACTTGAAAGAAGCAGTTGAAAAAAGAAGTATATCTGGCCTAGATCTTACAATTCCACAAATAATAATGGATACTTTAACTTATGACATGGGAAGATATTCAGTATTGTATGATCTTGTTAGAGTTGCCAAGTTAACTGGTAAGGGTAGAGCAATCATAGTTGGTGAAGCTCCGCAAGCAGTATGGACAGAAATGCAAGGAAGAATAAACGAATTGAGCTGCCTTTTCACAGATGTTGAGGTTGATGGGTACAAAGTAGGCGGGTTCATACCACTAGACAACTCTTATATAGAGGATTCAATGGTAAATTTAGCAATGCACGTTGAAGATTGTTTAAAAGAATCAATTGCAATTGCATTAGATAAAGCAATTATATATGGAACAGGAAACAAAATGCCTATGGGTATAATTCCAGCTATCAACGCAAATGCAGATTTGAAAGCTAAAAACATTATAACTTTATCAGCTGCAAATACAAAATTTGATAAGATAATCGAAGCTATGAAAAACATAAAAAGAGGCAGAAGGGGCAGAGGTCCAATAACAGTTATAATGAATGAATCAACATGGCTAGGAACAATCGTGCCTATGTCTTTAACTACTAATAATAGTGGTACTTTTGTTACTGCAAGCAATCAAGCTTTCCCAGGCGTTGGATATAAGGTTGAATTCAGCGAAGAAATGCCAGATAACAATATTTTAGTTGGAGACTTTACAAAATATCTATTAGCTGAAAGATCAGATGTAAAGGGTGCAAGTTCATCAGAATTCCTTTTCACAGATGATAAGACAGTTTTCAAAGCTACTGCCAGATATGATGGAAAGCCAGTAAGAGAAGCAGCATTTGTATTGATTGGTCTAGGTGGAGTTACACCAGATGTATCAGCATCATTTGCATTGGATCAAGCTAATAAAGAAGAAACACAACCACAAGGATAATTTAAACTTTAAGGAGGTGTAATGGATGAATATTGAATTGATCCTCCAATTGGTAAAAGAAGAATTGGGCATTAAGTCTGGTATTAGAGATAATTATATTACTGCAATTATAAAAGGAATAACAAAAGAGTTAGAAGATGAAAAAGGTTTGATTTTAGAATATGAGAACTTTTATCATCTTTTATTTATTGTTGATTATGTTGCGTGGTCCTACAGAAATAAGGATCACGCAGCCATGCCAAGACATTTGCAATATAGATTACACAATTTAATTATTCATGTTGGAAGGGGTTAGATCATGGCGTATGATTACGAACTAACTTTGATTAAGCATACCTTTAAAAAAGATGAATTAATGAATCAGATTCCTGAAGAAATAAAAACGGATCTATATTGTGATTTAAAAAGCATAGGAAGAAATGAATATTATAATGCAGCAAGCCAGGGCCTAAAGCCAGAGATAATATTTGTAATTCATAAATATGAATACAATGGAGAAAGAGAAATTTTGTTTGAAGAAAATAGATATAAAGTAATTCGTACTTATTCAGCAGATTTTGAAGAAATAGAGTTAACGTGTGAAAAGGTGGTTTAAATGTCTAAGATAGAAGGATTGGCCAAAGAAATTGCAGCAGCATTGGCAGCATATTCAAGCGAAGTAACTGAAGGGTTAGAAGTAGCCAAGCAGCAAGCCGCAAGCAATGCAGTAAAGATCCTAAGAAATACAAGTCCAAAAGATACAGGATCTTATGCTAAAGGGTGGACAGTTTCAAAAGAAGGCACGAGACAGATAATTCATAATAAAACGAATTATCAATTAACCCATCTACTAGAAAAAGGCCATGCCAAAGTAAATGGGGGTAGAGTTGCGGCAAAGGTACATATAAAACCAGCCGAAGATCAAGCAATTGAAGAATATATAAGCGGAGTGGAAAGGGTGATTCGTAAATGATAATAAATGAACTTGTAGAGATATTAAATGAAACTGGCTACCCAGTTTTTTATTCTCATTTCAATGTTACAGATGATAACCCAGCGCCAGAACCGCCATTTATGACATACATTTATGGCCCTTCAGCTCATATGTATGCAGATAATAAAGTCTATAAAGAGATATATAACATTCAAATTGAATTATATACAAAGATCAAAGATCTTCAGGCAGAAAAAAAGCTTGAAGATCTTTTTAATTCTAATGAAATTCCTTATTCATCTGAAGGTGAGGTTTTCATTGAAACAGAGAACATTTATCAAAAAATATACGAAGTGAGGTTAACATAATATGGATAATAAAGTTACTTATGGATTAACAAATGTACATTATGCAACTTTTTCGGTTGTTAATGGGGTTATAACTTATGACACGCCAATTGCATTGGAAGGTGGAATTGAATTGGCCCTAGATCCTAGAGGGGATATGACCGAATTTTATGCGGATAATGTTTTATACTATTCTGCATCAAATAACCAGGGGTACGATGGGACTTTAACCCTTGCAAATATTCCAGAGACATTTTTAATTGATGCACTTGGGGAAGTTAAAGATGAAAAAGATGGAGTTTTAACAGAAAGATCAAATTTAGTGGGCAAGCCTTTTGCGCTACTATTTGAGTTTGATGGTGATGTAAAGGCAACAAGACACGTTCTATACAATTGTACTGCATCAAGACCAAAAGTTGGATCTAATACAAAGACAGATAAAGCAGATCCAAACACAAGTGAGTTAACTTTTGTTGCAGCTCCAAGAGCAACAGATCTTGCAGTTAAAACAAAGACAACTACAATGACACCAGCAGAGATCTATAATGGCTGGTATTCAAAAGTATATGAAAAAGTAGCAGCTTAAAGGGGTGGCGTAATTGGAAAAGACAATAACAATTGATAATAAAGAAGTCACTTTTAAATCAACAGCAGCAACACCGCTTAGATTTAAAGCGCAATTCCATAAAGATTATTTTGCAGAAATAATCAAATTGAATAGATTAAATAAGTTTAAAGATGCGAAAGACAATTTTGAAATGTTAGAAAATGCAGACTTTGAAATATTTTATAACATTATATGGGTGTTAGCAAAGACCGCTGATAATTCAATTCCAGATCCTATCACCTGGCTGGATGGTTTTGACGAATTTCCATTATTTCAAATAATCCCAGAGATTCAAGATTTGATTGCTTCAAGTATTCAAAGTAAAAAAAAATAGAAAATGATAATTCAGCAGATGATTCGGTTTTAACAACTGAATCATTTGTTATTTTATGCAAAAAATGCGATCTACAGCGTGAAGATCTTGAAATTATGACCATTGGTATGTGCTTTGATTACATTGAAGAATTTATTGAAATGACAAACCCAAGCAAAACCAAGTCAAGAGCAGCAAGCCAGACCGACTTTGATAATTTTTAGAAAGTGAGGTGAGAAGATGGCAGATAGTAGAATTAAAGGAATTACTATTGAACTGGATGGGGAAACCACAGGACTTGAGAAGTCTTTATCAGGTATTACAAAACAAAGTATTGATATTCAAAAAGAGCTGAAGGATGTTGAAAGACTATTAAAATTCGATCCAGGGAACACCGCAGCGCTGGCCCAAAAGCAAGAATTATTGGCCAAACAAATAGAAAATACAAGTCAAAAGTTGAAAGCTTTGAAAGAAGCTGAAAGCCAAGTCGAAGCACAATTTGCTAAAGGTGATATAGGCGAAGCACAATACAGAGCATTCCAAAGAGAAATAGAGTTCACAGAATCGTCATTGAATAAGTTTAAGACATCTTACAAGGATGCTATGAACCCGCCTTCAGGTGGTGATTTAAAAAAACCAGTCAAAGAATTAGAAGAAGAAGTTGAAAAAAGCAAAGGTTTATTCACCAATATGGGCGAATACATCAAGCGCGGTTTTGGAATGGCCATTGGTGGAGATCTATGGGACAAGCTAAAAGAAGGCATAGGCGGAGTTATAACATTTGGTGGAGATTGGCAAAAGTCTTTAAATGGATTGCAAGCTCAAACAGGCGCAACCAATGAAGAAATGGCAAAGTTTAATGACCAGATCGAAGCGGTTTATAATAATAATTTTGGCGAAAGCATTGAAGATGCCGCGGAAAGCTTTTCAAGCGTAAGGCAGTATATGCAAGGCACAGGAGAAGATCTGCAAGGGGTAACACAAAACGCCATAGCTTTTAGAGATACGTTTGGGGTGGAAGTCCCTGAAAGTATGCGTTCAGTTCAGGCGCTAATGAAACAATTTGGGATCACATCTGAAGAAGCTTTCAATTTATTAGCACAAGGGCAGCAAGAAAATTTAAATTATAGTGATGAATTATTAGATAGTGTAAATGAGTATTCGGTCCAATTTGGAAAGCTTGGTTTAAGTGCTAATGATATGTTTGATATTTTTGAAGCTGGGGCACAAAATGGGGCCTTTAATTTAGACAAAGTAGGGGATGCAGTAAAAGAATTATCAATAAGGGTTATTGATGGATCTGATACCACAGCGGATGGATTCAGTAAGCTTGGACTTAATGCGGATGAAATGGCCAAAAAATTTGGAGCTGGTGGAGAAACCGCCAGAGCAGCATTTTTCCAGATCATTGAAGGTCTTAGGAAAATGGATGATCCAGTAAAACAAAGTGCCGCTGGGGTTGATCTTTTTGGAACTCAATGGGAAGATCTAGGACCGAAGGTAATCACAAATCTTGATAGTATGCAGACCATGTTTGATAAGACAACCGATTCAATGAATCAAATTAACCAAGTTAAATATAATACACCTATCGAAGCGCTGCAAGGACTAGGCAGACAGATTGAAACAAGCGTGTTATTACCTATCTCAAAGGAGCTTATGCCAAGCTTGAATGATGCGGCGGATCAAATGGCAGACGCTTTTTCCGAGTCCAATCTAAAAGCTGGGATAGAAGCATTGTCACAAGGATTAGGGGAATTAATAAAAAACATAGCTGATATGGCCACAAATGCGCTGCCAACATTGTTGGATGGTTTGGGTTGGATCATGGATAATTCTAGTTTAATCGCCGCTGGAATCGTTGGTATAGGAACAGCTATGCAAGTTTTCGCAATGACGAGTGTTATTAATGATCTGGTGCTGGGATTCCAGAGCGCAAAAGAAGCTGAAGAAGCTTTGACAGTTACTCAATATCTTTTGAATACTGCCATGGAAGCAAATGTTATAGGTTTAATAGTTGCGGCAATAGTTGGATTAGTTGCAGCTATAGTTTACTTATGGAATACAAATGAAGGTTTTAGAAATGCAATAATTGGAGCATGGGAGGCAATAAGCACCACTGCAATTTCTGTATTTAATGGAATAATAACTTTCTTTACAGACACAATTCCAACCGCTTTTAGTGGATTTGCTTTGTTTTTTACAACTACAGTACCGCAAACCTTTCAGGATGGATGGACCAAAGTAACTGACTTTTTCACAAAAAGTATACCAGCTTGGTTAGATTCCATGGGGCAATGGTTCGCCCAATTGCCACATAAGATAGCTTTTGGATTAGGTGAAGCGGTAGGAGCCATTTTCAAATGGGGATCAGATGTAATTAATTATTTAACTATAAATGTACCTCAATGGATCGATTCAGTTGGCCAATGGTTTAGCGCACTACCTGGAAATATAATGACCTGGTTAACTAATACAATTACTAATATTGAAACATGGGGAAGTAATATGCTAAGCGAAGCGACAGCAGCCGCAAGCAATACATATAATTCGGTTATAAATTGGTTTACTCAATTACCTGGCAGCGTTGAAACTTGGTTAACTAATACAGTTGCCAACGTTACTTCATGGGGAAGTAATATGCTTGCAGAAGCTACCCAAGGCGCACAAGATACTTTTAATGGAATAGTTGATACCTTTGAAAACTTACCAGAAAGAATGCTTGACATTGGTAAAAATATAGTTGATGGCCTTAGAAATGGAATTAAAACCGCCTGGGATGATATGAGCGGATGGATGGGCGGCCTTGTTGATGACTTTGTTGCTGGCATAAAACATTCATTAGATATTCATTCACCATCAAGGGTTATGAAACAAATAGGGATATACACTGGTCAAGGGTTTGAGATTGGTATTGCATCAACAGTTGGTAACATTGCTAAACAAGCAAAGGCCCTAGCAGCAGCAGCGATCCCAGCAGTTGATTCAGGAAATGCGAATTTTGCAATATCAGGCAGCCGCCAAGTAGCCAGCAGCGGAATTAGTCAAATTGTAAATATCTATAGTCCATCAGCATTAAGTCCAGCTGAAACCGCAAAGCAGAACAAAAGAGCGTTGCAAGAACTAGCATTTGGATTGTAAGGAGGAAAAGAAGTGAAAAAATTAACTTATGTTAACAAATTAGGCCAAAGAATTGATTTTAATGAGTTCGCACCGCTTTTGCTGCTTAGCTTTTCAGAAAAAGGGAAAGTAAATATTTATACTAATAAAGGCATGAATCAGGATGGATCAACTTATTTAGGCAACACGATTGAATCAAATGACAAAACAATTGAAATTGCAATAATTACTGATAATGAAACGGATCTAATAAATTATAGAAATAAGATCAATAAAATATTTAATCCGCGGTTAGGTGAAGGGTATTTAATCTATAAAGATCCAGTAAAAGAAGTTAAAACTAAATGTATAATTGATTCACTTCCATACTTTACAAGCGTTAATGGTGTAGTTAATAAATGTCTTATAAGTTGTACCGCAAGCAATCCTTTCTGGATGAATATAGCAGAATCACAAGTTGAAATTGCCTTATGGAAAGGTGATTTTAGTTTTGATTTTGAAATACCAGCGGAAACAGGTGTTGAAATAGGGCACAGAGAGCCATCATTGATCGTTGATGTGTTTAATGATGGTGATGTTGATTGTGGTATTAGGGCCGAATTTAGAGCGCTGGCAACGGTTGTAAACCCATCAATATTGAATGTTAATACACAAGAATTTATAAAGATCAATAGGACCATGCAAGCAGGTGAAATTATTGTTTTAAATACTAGCTTTGGCAACAAAAAGCTTGAAAGCATTATAGGTGGAGTTTCTACAAACATATTTAATTATATTGATTTTCAAAGTACATTTTTACAATTGGCTACAGGTGATAATTTATTCAGGTATGATGCAGAACAATTCATTGATAACCTGGAAGTTACAATATATTACACACCACAATATTTGGGGGTGTAAGTATGGAGTTGCTTATATTTGATAGGAATTTAACCTTTAAAGGCATAGTTGAAGGTTTTATATCATTTAGATATGTTAGAAAATATTTTGAAGCTGGAGAGTTTGAGCTGCATTGTGGCCTAACTCCTGAAATTCTTTCGTTATTGAAAAGGGAAAATATTATATATATCAAAGGAGATCCAGAAGCCGCGTACATTGAATATGTGAATTTAAAACAAGATGAAGAAGGCAAAGAGATCATTATTGCAAAGGGTTATTTTTTGACTGGCTATTTAAATAGGCGAATTATTTGGGGTACTGAAATAATAAACGATACAACGGAAAATGCCATGCGGCAGCTAGTAGATCACAATTGTATAAACCCAATGGATCTATCAAGAATAATAAATAATTTAACACTTGGGAACTTAAAGGGATTCAATGAATCGGTCAATTATCAAGTATCATATTCAAACTTGGCTGAAGAAATTAAGAGCCTAAGTAATATATCTGATTTAGGCCATAGGATCAAGTTTGATCCAGTTAATAAAGATTTGATCTTTGAAGTATATAAGGGCCAAGATCGAAGCATAAGCCAGAATGTAAACCCAAGGATCATATTTAGCAAAGAATTTGAAAATGTGCTAAGTCAAGAATTTACAGATAGTTTGAATAACTATAGAAATTTGGTTCTAATTGGCGGGATCGGTGAAGGTCCTGAAAGGAAACTTGCCACCGTTGGAAATTCAGCGGGCCTGGATAGATTTGAAATATTTGCAGATCAAAAGAGCTTATCAAATGTTGATAAAGACAATAATGTTTTGAGTGAACAAGCTTACCATGATTTATTAATCGAAAAGGGAAATGAAGCACTGGCAGCAACAAAAGAGGTACTGACATTTGATAGCACTATTAATATTAATTCAAATTTGATATATAAAAAAGATTTTGACCTTGGCGATATTGTTACGTGTGTTTCTAAAAGATGGAATTTAGTTATAAATACAAGGATCACAGAGATCGAAGAAGTATACGAACAAGATGGGCAAAGCATTAATATAATTTTTGGTAACAATATACCAACATTAATTGATAAACTAAAGCAGAAAATGAGGGGATAAGATGGCAGAAAAGAGTGGATTTTTTAACAGTATTAACGGAGATCGTAAGTATAAAGCAGACTTTTTCGCGGAATATTTTTCAAGTTTTATAGGCAATGGAGTTTTCCCAAACCCTAGTACAAACTTACAAACATTATCGAATGGTGATATGAGTATAACCATAAAGGCTGGTAAGGCATGGATCAAAGGCTATTACTATAATAATGATGATGATTTAGTCTTAAACATTGAGAATGCGGATGGAATACTAAATAGAATTGATAGAGTTGTTTTAAGATTTGATGTTATAACTAGAGCTATCAATGCAAAAGTGAAAAAAGGTACTTTTGCTACTACGCCAGCAGCTCCAGAGCTACAGAGAGATGCGAACGCCTATGAATTGGGAATAGCTGATATTTATATTGGTAAAGGGGTTCTAAGCGTAAGCCAACCCAATATAACAGATCTTAGACTTGATAATTCAAAATGTGGGATAGTTCATGGAACTATAGACCAAGTAGACACAACAACATTATTCAATCAATATCAAACCTGGTTAACGCAAAAGAAAAGCCAATATGACACAGATCTTTCTACTTGGACAACTCAAAAGAAAACAGATTTTCAAGCTTGGTATGATTCTACTAAAACAACAGAACAATCACAAATAGATGCTATGGAAACTCAATTTGCAAATGATTTTAACTCATGGTTTTCAGGAATAAAAAATACTTTAAATGGCGATATCGCTGGAAACTTAACAAATAGGGTTGATGGTATACAAGTCTTACAGTTGGCCCAGGGATCTTCAAACGCAATAATATTAAATGGTGTGGATCTTATTGATGGAAGTTCAAAAAGCTTCAGAGTTGCTTATAATAACAATGGTACAAGCACACTTGTTAATGGAAGGCCGCTATATAAACCAAACACAACAACGCCAGCCAATTTGATAAAGGGTAAGGCGGTTACAATTTGGTACGATCTGGCGGGTGATTGTTTTTTTATCAAGGCTAGTGCCGAAGGGAACACCATTGCAGCTCATGTACTAGCGAATGAAACTTTTAGCAATGATAATGATACAGGCATTGTTGGAACTATGTTGAATCAACCAGCTTCAGTAAGTGCGGTAAGTGTTGGAGTTAGTACGTTCTACCCTAACAATAGATACTTCAGATTCCCACCAGGGGCGTATATAACAAGCACAACAAGCGGCTACCCAGAAATAGTTGCCACAGCCGCTCAAATTGATTCAAATATCGTTTCAAATAATATAAGATCTGGTGTTAAAATAGTGGGTGTTTCAGGAAGTCCAACAGTTATCGACAGCGCAGATGCAACCGCAGCAGCAAACCATATTTTAAATGGATATAGTGCCTATACTAAAGGGGCAAAAGTTGCGGGGAATATACCTTCCAAAGCTGCCGCAACGATAACACCAGGAACAACGGATCAGACGATCCCAGCCAATATATATACAGCGGGGGCACAAATAATCAAAGGTGATCCAAACTTATTAAGCCAATATATTGTAGCTGGAAAAAGCATTTTTGGGGTTGATGGATCTGCAACGGTTGAAAGCTTGGGCGGATCTTATACCTCATTTTATAGATCAACAACGGCTTATTCATATGCTGCCCCTTGTCTTGCAATGGACAATGATGGTTGTGTATATTTATTGGTTTGCAATAGTAATACCAGTGCAACGGATTTAATAAAATTTGATGCTAAATTAAATGTAATAACAAAAGTTTCATGGCCTACATCATCAGATACAAAGGCGGCATTCCTAAGATTTGATAGATGGACAAATTTATTATGGGTAAATATCTCCTATGGTGGTGGGGCGAATTCAGGTTGGTATGATACTAATTTAAATTTCGTAAGTTGGACATATAGATCAAATAGATGTTTGCCGCATTATCCAACAAGTTACAGTTACGTGCTTGATGATAGTAATGGAGATATCTACAAGGTAGGTATTAGCGGACACGATGCCACAATACAGCGATTTGATATTAATGGAAGTTTGGTTTATACATCAACGGTTACAAGTGTTTTTCAGGGAACATCAGGGTCCAGTATTATTAACTCAATAGGGCTATCAAAAAATTATATCTGGATAGTAGACAGTTATAATAATGGAACTTCATCTTATACAAAAGTTAATAAGTCAAATGGATCGAGCGCTGCAAGAGTCAGCCTTAATTCGATCTATCAGGCTGGATTCGTAGGGAATGGAACGACCGATTATGTATTTAAACCATATAGATCAAGAACAAGTTCATCAAGTTCAGATGGTGGTTATCTGGTGAAAGAGTCTGGAAGTGTATTTCAAATGGGATCAGCTTACAACGCTGGGTTTAGTCCAGCAGGAAGATGCGTGGTACTTTTAGGCGATTCAACTGGGAATGGTACTGGAACTGGGGCCATAGTTATGGATGGAGATATTACATCAATCCCTATGTCGTACCCTTTTGGCGGTTCATATAATGAATTCAATGGATTTGTTGGGGCCGCTGGTAATGCAAATAATGAATTTGTAATACTTGCAAATGCAAAAAATATATTAAAATTTAAAGTTTAGGAGGATATGAAATGATATTTGTCAGAACAAATGAAAAAAATGAGGTTACATTTATTAGATACAATTTTAGTTATGATCTTAATGAATTTGATGTGAATGAAGGTTATGTATTAGATGCAAATGAGCCTGAAATTGTTGAGGTTGAGGGGAAACAATCAATACTGGTATATGATAAAGAGCATAATGAATTATACTATAAATATATTGATATAGTAAAAAAAGTTGATCCAGTTGAGGAAAGATTAAATGATCTTGAAGCCGCACTTGTAGAGATTGCGGCAATGTTAGGAGGTACAAAATAATGGTTGTTATATATGTTAGAAGAATAAAAGAAGGGATAATGACAATCGAAGAAGTGCCGCCATTATGGAGAAATAGAGTGGCAGTGATTTTAGCAGCTCAATAATAAATGTCATGGCCTAAATAACAGACTTTTGATAAGTCTTTTTTTTATGGCCTTTTTTAATGTTGAATGAGTAGGTGTGTTATGGATGAGTTAATTAATATAGCACTAAAACAGGGCCTAGGGTATGGAATGTTTGCGTGTTTACTGGTTTATGTATTAAGGACCACAGGAGAAAGAGAAGCAAGGTATCAAAATTTATTAGATACCTTGGCAGAAAAATTTAATTTAGTTGAACATATTCAGGAAGATGTAAGAGAGATCAAAAGCAAAATAAATGAAAAGAGGTAGAAATGATATGAATAAAATTGATTTAAAGGCAAGATTAAAAAATAAGAGCTTTTGGGTATATATTGCAAGTGCAATTGTACTTTTAAGCCAACAATTAGGATTTAAAATATTTCCTGATAATTGGAATGATATAGTAAACACAGTGCTTGGAGTTCTAACAATGTTAGGAATCGTTGTGGACAATAGCACAACAGGAATGAGCGATAGTGTAACAAAGGAGGAATTGCAATAATGAAGATAGGATTAAGGGGTGGGCATAGCTCCAATTGTATTGGGGCAGTTGGGATCGTTAATGAATACGAACAAATGCAGCAATATTTTAAATATGTTAGGGATCTATTAATACAATATGGCCATACTGTTATAGATTGTAATAGCAATGGCAGCAACGCAAATGCTGAATTATCTGAAGGAGCAGCCGCAGCCAATGCAGCTAATGTGGATCTATTTGTAAGCCTTCATATGAATGCTTTTGATGGATCAGGCCATGGGGTTGAAGCGCTTGTTTCATCAGAATCAAGCAAGGCCCTTCCATATGCCCAAAGGTTATGTAATAACTTTGGATCTCTTGGATTCACTAACAGGGGCGTAAAATATGAAAAGCTTTATGAAATGAATCATATTGCAGCTGGCAACATAATATTTGAAATATGCTTTTGTGATAGCGAAACAGACATGGCCATCTATAGGGGTTGTAGCTGGCAACTTTTGGCCCATAGGTTTTGCAATGCAATTGATTCAAATATACCAGCAGATCCAGCAGTGGCAGAAATGGGGTATGTTATTACAACTTATTTACCGCAATTGTCAGATGATTATGATGGAGTAAATATAAACAGTGCATTAGAGTATTTCGGCGGTGTTACTTGTTACGTACGGAGCGATAATAAAGGTATATGGATTGAAACTCAATACTTAACAATAGATAAATGTAATGAGCTAAAGGATATATTGGGTTCATGGTATTGGAGGATAGAAAAGAATTAA